CGAACAGAAAATTACCTGTGAGGATGATCAATACATCCTTGATGCTGCTGAAGAAGCAGGTGTCGATATGAATTATTCATGTCGTGCTGGTGCTTGTTCATCATGTGCAGGTAAAATTATTAGTGGAATAGTTGATCAGAGTGATCAGTCTTTCTTGGATGATGATCAGATTGAAGCAGGATTTGTACTTACGTGTGTTGCGTATCCAACTAGTGATGTAACTATTGAGACAGAAAAAGAAGAGGAACTCTATTAAGAGAAAAACTAGAGGATCTTTACAATCAAAATAATGATTGATATACTATGGGAGGGAAACCTCCCTTTTTTAATAAATAAAAACTAATTAATTATAGATTATGTCTAGAGATATTTTTACTGTTTATACCAAGATTGGTTGTCCGTATTGCACAAAGGTCATTAGCGTGCTACAGTTAGCAGAACTGCAATATGTTGAATACAAACTAGGTAGGGACTTTGCGTATGAAGAATTCTACGAAAAATTTGGAGAAAATTCTACCTTCCCTAAAATTAGTCGTGGAGATGAACTTCTAGGAGGATGTCAAGAAACAGTTAAGTATTTGAAAGAGAATCAGTTAGTCTAATGGACAATACCTGGGAACTAATCACTGTTGTTGAAAAATCTGTTGATAATGCATTTTCTGGAAGATTTACTTTGGACATGTACCAATACTTAAAATCTATAAATGCATCCAAAAGAGACGCAAGAGAGTTCCTTGAAAGTGAAACAGCCAAGAACATCAACCTCACAATTTATGATCTAGAAGATTATATTGAGGGTGGAAATGATGAGATGCACAAACAACTTCGGGAAGCATATGGGTATCTTGGTAAACCTGAAGCAAGAAAGGTTAAAAATTTCTTGGAAGGTATGATTGTAGGAGCATCTAAGTATGAATACGATAAGAGACCTGGAAGGAGGAGAAAACCCTCTAAATAATGATGAACTCCAGATAAATCGAGGAGTTGAATTGCTGTTACGCAGCAGGAGGAAATCTGAAAAACCAAAGACTTTCCAATTGAAGTTTGGTAAAATGATTTCTTTCTTTCGTAGAGAAATTGTTCTACATCTTAACTTCTACTTGGACATAAGAAAAAAGTAGATTTCTGGGAGATGACCAATGTTAGCAGTAACGCTTACTATAGGAACATTAGTATCAATTATGATGTTTTTTGTTGGAGGTATGGTAGGATGGTTAGCAAAGGACCATGTATACCAAACTCAACCCGTTTATATGCATCCAGAGATGTTTGATGAGAACGGAAATGTCCTACCTGATGAAATTTTAGCAGTACGATTTGAAACAAACTATGACGACTACGAAGACGATGAAAGTTAAACTTCCACCCAATCCATTTATTCACGAAGTTCTTGAACTTGCTAGCAAGCAACGTTCAAAGGCAAAGAAAGTAGAGATTCTTCAAGAGTATAGTAATGATGCTCTGAAGACTCTTTTTATTTGGAACTTTGATGATACAGTTATCTCAATGATTCCTGAAGGAGATGTTCCATACAAGGAGAATGAAGTTCCTGTTGGAACAGATCATACTTCTTTGCGACGGGAATATAAACATCTCTACAACTTTGTAAAAGGTGGGAATGATAGTCTTTCTTCTCTACGGAGAGAGGCAATGTTTATTCAAATTCTTGAAGGTTTGCATCCAGAAGAAGCAAGAATTCTTTGCCTAGTTAAAGATAAATCTTTACAAAATAAATATAAAATAACATATGATATTGCGAGAGAATCATTTCCTGATATCCAATGGGGAGGACGTTCTTGAATGACCACTGAGACAGTAGTACAAGAATCGGAGGAACAGCAGATGTCTGGTGGAGAGGATACTGGTAAGACCATCAATCCCTCCGCTTATGGTTGCCAGATTCTGAAAGAAAAAACTACCTTAGAAGAAGCAAAAGACAAAACTTTACCTAACGATGCTAGACTCGTCAGATACGTCTTTAATGAAGTAGAATATCTAGATGTAACCCGTGGTAGAAAAATTGTAGACATCTTCGATATGTATTATGATACATATGGAAAAGATGCAGTTAAAAGTATCGATTTTGGTTATGGAACCGTGAGACCTAATTTGTGGGGTTATAAACAAAAAGATGGAAAAAAGAAAAAATGATGACGATCTGATTAAAGATCAGATCAATGCCTTAATTAAAGATGAGATTCAGGAAACTATCAATGAATATATTGATACAACTGATGAACTTGCCTCTCAAGGATTTGGAATCACAAGACACGGTAAAGATGAAGAACTAAAAGTCAACATATCAAAAGAAGAAGTTGATAGGTTGATTAAAGAATATAAAAAACTTAAGAAGTATAAAAAATCCAATCTTGCACAAATTGAAAAACTTGGATTAGTTGATAAAAACGGTAATCCCTTAAAATAAATAAACAAAAGAGAGTTATCCATATGCTTTCAACAAAATACAGGTTAAGACTTGAGTTTATCTGTTCACGCATTATAAAAAGTGAAGAGGTAAATCTTGACGATATGATTTGGGCTAACAAGTTAGCAAAATCAAATAGGTCTGCTGCAGAAATGTTGAGAAAAGCAAGGAGAGCTGCTAGAAATCCTGATATGCAAGAGGGGGGACTGGAGGATTTTATGAATCAGATGGACCTGGGGGACCCTGATCCATCTAACCATAGAAAAGGGTTCCAAAGTCCAGATGAAATTGTTGAATGGTTTCATCAAGAAAAAACCGATGATTGGAGGCAACGTGACTGAAATTAAAATTACTCCCGAAACATACGAAGATATGAACAAAGAATTTGAGGAAGAAGATATCCCCTTCCGTATTGTAATTCCTACACAGGAAGAAATTGATAAGTGGCAATCGCAACCAGCACCACCTTATCAGACACCACCAGCAGTAGATATGGTTGCTGAGATGTGGGAAGACTATAATGCAAAGAAGAAATTAGAAGATAATGCAAAGAAGAAATTAGAAGATAATCAAAAATAATTCATGGGAAAACATTACATGATGAATCTTTATGGTTGTCCTTTTGAATTACTTGATAGCGAATTTTACCTAAAGAAAATTATAACAAGATCAGTTATAATTTGTGGTGCAACCATGATTGAGGTTATATCAAAAAAATTTACCCCTCAAGGTGTAACCGTATTAGCACTTCTTTCTGAAAGTCATATGTCTATTCATACGTGGCCTGAGAAAGGAGAAGCAGCAATTGATGTTTATACCTGTGGTAATGCAAGACCAGAACTTGCATGTGATTTTCTCTTCAGAGAATTAAAGGCAGAGAAACAATGGATGCAAGCCGTTGACCGATGAAACAGCAATGGAACGTGAATCCAGAGCACCCCACAACGCTTCTGAGATTGATCAGTGAATTGGAGGGGACTCTGTATGTCTTGGAGTGCTTAGAGGGCACAGAGGAGGAGATAGAGTATCTCATGGCAATGAAGAAAAAGTATTACAAAAAATACTTTCGCTTGGCTAAATAAGTTATAGGGTCTATAATGGACTCATCGTTCATCCCCATTGAGGGGACGCAAGTAAGTCGCGGAACGGATTTCGTTCATCCGTCGCTTCTGTGACGGACGCAAACGACTAAAGGAACGGACCTAAAAATCCAACTACTTTAGGAGTACCTACAATGAATACACTTCAAATCATTAAGAAGCAGATCAACAAAGCATCTGCTCTTCACAACGCACAGATTACTCACACTACATATCGTGGTGTGAAAACTAATCGTACTGTTCTGAAACCATCTGAGACCCATGGCACTTACTGCTATCGCGGTCATACTTATACAAAGTGATCATTGACTTACAAACTGAATACTGATATGATGGGAGGGAAACCTCCCATTTTTTGTATGGACAAAGAGAAACTCAAACTTATTGTGAGGAATCTAAAACTTCTTGTTGAGTCTTTAGAAGCAGAGGTATACTCTAATACTGATGCATATACGTCAACGCAAGAAAATTTTGATGATCCTAGTATCAATTATATTTTAGATTACGACGAAGTTTTTGAGGATGATGATGGATAAGATAGATACACAAGGAATGAGTTTACCTAGTGATGGTAAACCAAAATCAAAGAGAACATATCCACCATTGGTAATACCAAAACGAAATGTCTTTACTGATTTAGAAAGACAAGA